TCTATCTGGAGAAGGTACAGTGATACTAAAACTTTTGAAACTAGCTTTATCAGCTGCTACGTTAGTTACTTTTACATAACCAATCTGTTCAAAAAGTTCAATTCCAGGCCAACCAAGTACACCTTCACTGTTAAATGAGGATAGCTTGTTGATCTGATTTCCAGGTTGCAAGATTGCTCCTGCGTTACTTTTGTAAGTTGCCATTAGTTAATCCTCCTTATTCTGAAATTGTGAAGGAAGTGGTAATGAAGTCCTTATTCAAGTTTGCAAAACCAGCATATAGCTGCCAAATAAGTATGATAAACCTGGAGAAGTCATCATTGTTATTAATTAAAACTTGAGCGTTAGGACCACCGATACCAACACCGATAGCTTGAGGACCAAAGAACAATCCAGCAGGAGTTGTTTTTGATACTGCACCGTTTCCATCTCCAATATCGACCGTAATTGTCTTAGATGGGAAGTTTGTAGATTCAAAGAATCTTACTCCTTCAAACACGAATCCAGAAGGCATAACTGGCTCACCAGCTACGAACTGAGCTTGTCCATACTGTCCACCAGCATAGATTGCTTGGTTAGGAGCCATTGCACCCATTAAAGGTGAACCTTGACCCATTCCTGGATATCTTGCTATTTCACGGAAGCCTTGATCGGCTCTTAGATCTTTCATGAATGAAGGATCTGCTATACAACGATAGTATCCGTCTGCGAATACAGGTACGTGACGCTTTCTTAAACTCTTAACTACCTCAAGAAGGTCAGTTTTTACATTAAACTTGAAACGCTCAGAAGCATATTCTGTAGACGAGTATGAGTTTAGTGTTGTGGAGTTAGACTTTGTCTTACCATTTGGATAGTAGTAACCACCCTGAGAGTCAGAAGCAGCACCACGAGATTCAGACTTGAATAATTCGTCGATGAATACACGATCTCTCCACCTTCTATAGTCATCTAACAGAGTTAAACTACCAATACTTTGATGAAACATATTAAGGTTTCCAGTATCAAGCAGCAAACGCTGAGCTGTCATTAGAGTTTCTCTAGCAATTTTGAATGTACTAGGGAGAGTTGTGTTATTAGGATCAGCAGGACCTGTATACTCTCTTAGAGATACAAGTACTTTATCCTTAACAATTGATCTGCTATTTGCTGTTCCGATAGTCTGATCCTGAGTCCTCTCTCTAGAAGTCTTAGTGCCAGGGTTACCAAAGAAGCGATAGCGATCTAATTGTACGGTTTGTCCAGGTTGCTTAGTGAAATCATGCACAACTACTGGCTCGGAAGCCATTTCAACGATATACGCTGGATGTGGACGATACAGCTCAGCACCCAGGAGTTTCGGAAAATCGTTATCTATAAACATTTTTGAAATTCAGCTGAGGGTTTGCTGATAGTAAACATAAAATAAATTATGTTAATTTGAAACTGGAAAATTAATTCCATTAAGTACAATTATACTTACCCTTAATAAACGAGATTATATAAGTTTTTCCTAAGCTATAAAATTTTCATCCATGCGAGATGTATATCCATCAAGCATGTTACCTAAAGAATAAGTTGATGATGGGACGACTCCTATTCTGTGCATTGGAGTTACGTAGCCATCTGCAGGTTGTAAATCAGGTTGTGATGCCATAGCCATTGCTTCATCAACAGCATCCATTTGATCTTCTATAGCTACATCAGCCATAAAATCTTTTGCCATTTTTTTAGCTTTTTTTGCTTTTGAAGAGTCCATTTACTTTTTACCTTTCTTTGATTCTAAAGGAGGCTGACCTACAGGAAGTTGGCTTAATCCAGCTGCAGGTAAATATTTTGCTAAGAACATTTGTTCACTAACTCCAATCATATCTTGATTTCTTTCAGCAGCTCTTAAATTTTGTGGGACTAGTAAACCATTAGCTGGTAGTGGAGATCCTGGCAAATTTAACTTTAAATAAGATGCATCTAAATCAGAAGGCATTTTAGATCCTTCAACAACTCTAGTATCTCCTTCTCTCATTCTTATGTTTGCATATTCATCTGAATTACCAGCAGCTATTTGTGATTGGACATCAGTACCACCAAAACCAATTAACTGAGGAGATCCTATAGGACCACCCGAAGTTCCTATACCTTGTAAAAATTTATCTGCTTTTTCTGTTGTACTGGTTTTTTTGTGTTTCATTGTAAGCTAGTTCCATAGATTGAGTTAGCTACATTCATAGCGTTGCCCATTGGAGATGTTCCCATTCCTCCAGGTAATGTATTAATTGGTCTTGGTATATATTTTAAATTTATCATTCTTTGTTGAGAATCTGCAGCTAATGGATTATATATACCACCATATTGATTCATAATTTGCTTATCATATATTGTATTTTCTATACGTTTTTTCTTACCTGCTTCTCTACCTTGTTTATATGCTAATGCTGATAATCCACCACCAATCAAACCACCTGACCCAAATCCAGAAGCTCCTGCCAATAAAGCACCAGGAATACCAGAAGAAGTAGGATTGTTATATCCTGTTTGCCTGCCTCTGATATTAGATACGGCTGCTGGAACACCCATAGTTAGACCTAAGCCTGCTGCTAAAGCAGGTACGGCTGATCCAGCTAGTCGAAGTCCTATTGGAGCTACTGCACCTAACATGATTACTCCATTACAAGGAGTTTTTCACGGAAGATCTGTGGGTTCTGTTGTGCTGCATTTAGATATTTCCAAGCATTCTGTGGGTCACGATCAGCTGCTCCACCGAAGTCCTTCCAGAAGTCGCCTGAATTAGCAGGTGCTTGTGGTTGTGGAGGAACAGGCATTTCAGGACGTGTAGGAGCTTGTACTTGAGCTGCTGGGTTCTGAATTTGTTGACCTGCGAATGTAGGAGCTTGTGGATATGCTGGAGCCTCATCCTCTTCTACTGGATATGGTCCATTCTCACCAAAGAACTCACAAGTGTAATCTGCTAAAACATCTGGATCTGTAAGGATCTTTTCATATGCCTTATGCTCTGCTGACATTTCTTTAAGTAAACCAACAGCTTCTTGTAACTGTGAGTTTGTTTGAATTAAAGAATCTTCAATCTTACAAGCATAATCATTAAGCACTGCTGGAGCATCTGCACCAAAGTGATTAATTACTTCAAGACTTGCCTCGCTTACCCCGTTTGCTAGGAGCTGGTCGTTTGTTATCTCCTGAGAAGTTTGGGAAGAGTTGTTGGAGTATGCCTGGCTGTTGTTGCTCGAAGGCATATAAGTCTGCTGACCCCCGTTGCTGTATGGGGTTGTTTGTTGGAATCCGTAATTGGCTTGGTCTGCTGCTGGAGTCGCTGCTGACTGTTGACCCTGGAACGGGAACTGGACTGGTGAACTCAGGAGTCCTACCACCTTCGTAAATGCGTCCTTGTATGGGTTCTCCGCTTGTGGGGCTGCCTGTTGTGTCTGGGGCTGATACTGCGTAGGGTTGTATTGGATTCCTTGTACCCCCATCTGGGCTTGCACTTGTGGTGCTGGAGCCTGTGTTGCCTGTGTTGGGGCTACCCATTGCTGGGAAGTCGCCACGGAAGGAGCTTGGGCTGTTTGAGGAGCCACGTAGCTGCTCTGCTGGGTCGGGGATGCTTGGGGTGCTGATTGGGTCTGAGCTGCGGTAGCGTCCTGCATAAGTTACCTCTTTCTGGAGTGATTCTAATGTTCTGTATAAGAATGGGGTTAAATCCAAACGTGGGTCAGCCGCCATCGGTAAGTTAGGCTGCTGAGGGTGGGGAGTTCTCATTTCTTGATTTATTAAGTCAATAAATGATGAATATGCCCTTTGTACCTCACCTACCATTCTAAACGGAAAACCAGATAGCATTGCTGCAACTTCGTCGTCTGTTTTCGAAGGAAATAGGTACTTCAGTGCTTCTATACTATCAACCCCCAATTCTTGAAGGTTTCTTGTAAATATAGAAGAGTTGACTTTATCTTGAGTTGTATCCTCATAAACAGGACCCATCCATCTCCAAAGAACCGTTCTATCTCCATCAGGAGCTAGTCCTAGTACACCATCTGGGATTTCTCTTGTCTGTACTGCAGTGTCAATAGCTTGCTGAAGTTTTTGTTCATATTTAATTTTCTGTTTTTCATATTTTTCTAAAACTTTTGGATCTTCATCATTTTCTGGTAATTCAGGATATTTTATACCTGATACATAAGCTAAGGATTTTCTAAAAATTTGCTCTTCTTGGAAAATAATTAATTCAAAAACTTTGCAAATTCCATACTGATAAATCTGTAAACATTTTTTCTTTGCGGTTGCACTTACACGTCCATAAGCAGATTTAATTTCTGTAGCTGTTACGTTAGTAATACTTAAATCATCTATTCCCCCAAGGGCTAATCTAATTTCACTTCTTAATTGTTCTGAGAATCTTGCTTGGTCAGAACTTACAGCATTAGGAGTTATGAATCCAACTCTATCTGAAGGTTCTAAATTTGCTATAACTCTTGGAACTCGCATGCCACTTCCAGGTCTACCTGAATACCCTGGCTGCTGTCTTGTTATTGGATCTTGTTTATATGTAGAACTAAATAAATCAACATTAGAAGCAAATCCTGATTGACTGGATATACTTGGTCTTTGTGATGTTTCAGAATCACTTTCTACAATATCTTGTTTTGGTCTAGATGATAGAAGAGTTGGATTACCAAAGAATGATAAGTTTGCTCTAATATTTTTTACCATCTCATCATGAGCTGTAATTTGATTTGCAATAAATTCAAATTCACCTGAACCATCTGTTCCAAAAGCATCAGGATTATTAAACACTTCAACACATGGAATAAACTCCATAGTATTTTCTACAGTTTTTTTATCAAAAGATGCAAAATTTGTATTTTCTTGATCAAACTTTATTTCTTGCTCACTATGATATTCTTCTATTTCTGTAGCAGTTATTTTTAATCTCATATATCTTTGATCTGTATTCAAACCAACTCCAGCAAAACCTTTTGAAGATTTAACCTTATATGGATAAATAATAATGACTTCTTCTAGTTCTCCATCGGTAGAATAATAAGTTCTATAAGACTCTTTATTGAACCAGTAAATTCTATAAGATTTTTTTGTAGGTCTTATATAAAATAATCCTTTTCCATAAGCTAGAAATCTATCCCATATTGCATCTAATCTGGCATCTAATTGATTAAACTTTATAACCTGCTGAACAAAATCAAATCTCTGTGTTCCAAAATTATCCTGTTGAGGATAAAACTCAACTCCCTGTCTTATACCAAACATTTTCATTTGAGATAAGTGAGAACTAATCAACATTGTGTCTGCTGTTCCTTTCCCATCACGATTGATGACAGACTTGATCATGTCATCTAGAACAGCTTTACTATTACTCTCCATTAATTAGATCCCTTTGTTATTGGTCAATGTCATAACCAGCATGTAATCTCTTAAAAGTAATTACATCCCCTTCAACTTCAACATCAAATCTCTCATTGGGTTGAAGTGCCATGTCATGACATAACTCATCAGGTAATGAAATCATTGCTGAACCATAAGCATCTTGCTCAAGTTCAAGTTTGTAAAAAGTTGGTTCTGGCATTGTTAATACTTCTAGTTTAAATCCTCAATACTCTAACTCAAGTTTCCCACGAGTCATTAACCCATTACATAGCCAAACTAAAGCGTCTACGCAATCATCATGTGAGCTAACCCCAAAATTTACAATCTCATCTGTCAATGCTCCAAACTTTCTATATTTATTAAAAATAATCTTTCTTTGTTCAAAAAGCCCCATTATTCCTCTAAATCTTGCAACTTTGTCTCCACGAAATCCTTTTACGGGATGCCAAATTAAATTATATAAACCTTGTTCTGTTTGACATATTCTTTTAAAGTCTGCTTCTAAAGATGCCTGATAAGCAACTGCTTCAGACCACACATGTAATGAGTTTCCAGTAGGAAAGTAATTTTTACCATCTTTCATTATTACTCCCCACTCTTCCATCATTTCCATTAAAAGTTCTAATTTTTCTAAATTTCCCATCACCCTAACTCGTTTACAGTCAATAATATGGATCTTATCTTTTACTCTTCCACCCATAACAAAGACTGTATAATCATTCCGTTCTCTTACTCCTGCAGATAAATCAACACCAACTCCTAAAGCATCAAAATCTGTAGAGATTGCTCCTTTAACAATTAAGTCTGGAGATAAAGATAGTTCACTAGTTTGTACAACTTGATTTTGATATTGAAAACTAAATGCAACTGGAGCTATTCTTCTTCTATCACTTAGATAACTTAAAGACCACATGTCAGGCCAGTAAGATATTTCTTCTCCTTCTTTATCAACAGTAATTGCAGATTGTACTATCTGTTTCCAACCACTGGAAGGTAAGAAAGTTGTACTGTGAATATCATCATGTCTAAATCTAGTTCCTAAACAAATAGCTCTAGCACCTTCAAACATAGTTGGAACAATAACAGCATTCCAGTTATCTTCCATAGCCTGTCGAATATCTTTATTTTTAATATCATCTGCACTTTTTATTGCGTCATCAATTATGCAAAGATGTGATCTTTTTGAGGTAACAGCACCTTTTAATCCTGCACAACATACACTAAATTCTTCTTCTCCAGTAGATTTAATTCCTGCAAATTTCCAATCAATACTCCAATATTCATTTGAATTTATTCCTTTAGCAATTTTTACTGTAGGAAATATTTCTTTATATATTTTACTTTCTTCAATAATTCTTTTTATGGCTGCACTCTTAGGTCTAGCAACATCAACTGTATAAGATATGTATAAAATTTTTAACGGCATTTTATTTGTAGCATGAACACCAATAGCCCATGCTGTATATAAACCTAATACGGTAGATTTAGCAGATCCTCTAGGAGCAAGTATGTCAACGTTAGGACCAGCAATACTTTTAAGACATTCACTATCATCTCCTGTACATAAGAATTTGTGCCACTCAAGGTGATGTGCAGCTGGAGGTTTTCCCCCTACAACATCACAAAAATATGCAAAATTTTTTCTAGCCTTTTCTACATCAACATTAGAAGTTTTTTTAACTACTTGTTGTTTTGCAGCTGCTCTAGCTGTACGTCTATAGACGCTATATATACTGGTTCCTGCCATAAACGTAGCTTAGCGTATTTATCCCAGATTGTAATTAACAATGCATCTAATCTTATTAGTACATTGTTGAGCAGTATGATAATGAGAACCATCAAACAGTACTACTCGACCCTGCTTTGGGGTTACTCTTTGTTTTTCTGTATAGATATCTGATTCTTCTCTCTCGTTATAAATGACTGTATCACCATCAGCAGTACATACATAATAAAGAACAACTAGATGTTTCATATCATCAATATCTATATGAGGAGTATCATCTTCTCTACTTTTTAAATTTAAAGGAAATTGTAAAAAAGATCTTCCTTGAAGAACACCTGCTTGAGGAATGTTTAATGTGTAGCAAGCATGTCTTAGTAAAGGTAAAAATAAATCGTGAAAATCACTAATAATTTCACTTGAATTATCATCATCAAGATCTACATATACGTGCGAAAGTCCAGGGCGACCTTGATTACCTTCTTCATATGCTGCTGTCACATCATCAATGTAGTACCAAGGAAACACACAATCATTATGTTCCTCTTGCCCCATTAAAATACTTTTAATTGTTTCTTGATAATCTAAATCTATAAAATCATCAATTACTATAATTTCATCCACTTTAAGATTCTTCTTGAAGTATCTTTGTCCAGACTCCCATTGAAGCTTCCTGCAATGGTCCTTCTATTGGATCATCTCTAAATATAGATAACATTTCACGTAACGCTCTATCTGCACCTGCAAGAATTAAACCTTGTTTATCTTGTAAGATTTTTTTATCTTCAATCTGTTTTATTGCACCACGTAATTCTTTTTGCAGCATTGCAATTCTTGCTGCACCCATATCTTGTTTAACAATTCCCATGTCAATTGCGTCACGTAATTTACCTATATCAACTCTCATGTTATCTATTTCAGATTCTAAAACTTGAGTAAAATCACGTTTTTTAAATTCTTTTATAGACCACTCATTACATTCCACTACCGTCCCTTGGAATCCTAAAAATCTGGCAAATAAATATATCTGTATTGGACTTGATGCTTTTTTACAAAATTCAAGATAGGATTCACGATCTTTGTTTGATAAAGTGTGAATCCATTTCTTCATGTTCTGTATTGGCTCTGTGCCTGATCATAATCTCTATTCTCTTTATAGCGACGAAACATCTCTCTTTGCAAGTCTGTTGTTCTTTGTTCCTTACCTGTTTCTCTTGTCAATGATCTATCTTGCTCACCTGCAGTCTCTAATCCTCTTCTATATTGAAGACCAGTTTCTGCAACTTCTGCACGACGTTCTTGACCAGAAACTCTAGCACTTGCACGATTTTCTTCTGCTGTTTTAGAAAGAGTCAAACGATCTTCTGCAGCTGCTGCCTGACCACGACGTATGTCTTGACCAGTAAAGAAATCTGCATTAGTTCTATCTAACTGAGCACCCAACTCCATATTCAACCTTTGTTGCTTTCCACTTACTTCATTCAAAGCAGACTGACTAGCTAAAGCTTGAGTAGGAACCTGCGTTGTTGGTGCAGGTGCTGGAGCTGGTGGTGGATATATTATCTGTGGTGGTGGTGATCCTCCTCCTCCGCCCATAATTTAAAACCTCCTATTAATTTAAGTTTAATTCAAATAAACTTCTATGCCTTAAATGAGGCATTTGCAAATCTTACATTCCTTGCAAGAGTTACCTGTGGTGCTCCAAATTCATTAGCAGCTTTCTGTTGTTCTGCTACAGCTTTTGCTCTTTCTGCTTCTGATAATGCAGCTATACCCTGTTGAGCCTGCTTAGCAGTCATAATATCTTGAATCTTAGTTGGTGTTGCTTCTAATTGAAATTTTCCTCTAATAAATCTATTTTGTGCATCTTCAGCAGCTTTGTTTAGATACATTTGTCTAACAGGTTCTGTAAGAGCATAAGTACCAAATCCCTCTATTGCCATCCTTCTAGCTTTCTTTATCTGTCTAGCATCTTGATTTTCTTGATATAAATTTATAGCTTCTAAAGAATCTTTAAGACCTTCAGTTGGTGATGGTTCTTTTCCAAATTTTTCTGTTAAATCAGATTCAATTATTTTTTGTTGAGTAGGGCTAAATTTGTAATTAAAATCCTGTAAACCTTCTAAAGGATTATATCCATCTTCTGTTGTAAAACCTCCTCGTTTATCGTAATCTGTCTGTTCCCCCTTACCCATATAATAATTTTGTAAATTAATAAAATCAGCAAGTCCAGCTTTAATTCTGGCAATTCCTTCAGGTCTGTCTTTATCTACTGCAACTTCTTTCCCATACATTCTTACTTTTTCTTTGCCTTCAGGAATAGTTGTTTTAAGATTTTCTTTTATGATGCTCTTTATACTTGTAGGTGCTCCTACAAGATCTGGACCATATATCTCTTCAGCTTCAGCATAAGTTTTTGGTATTTTAAAATCTGATGCTAATCTCTTTTGTTTGTCATACAAAGCTCCTAAATCAACTACTTGCCCTGTACCAGTATCTAGTCCCTTACTGGTAAAAGAAGGATAGAATGATTGATCGTGTCCTGCCATTTTTAGTAGTTGTATCTAGCGGTTAGAGCAGCCCCAGCTTGATTAGCTGCTGTAGTTCCTAAGTTAAGGGCAGCTTTTTGCATATTCTCAGTTAAGTTAGCATTTGTCAAAATATTCTGTTTTATACCTGCACTAGCCATTCCTCTTGCAAACTCATCTCTCTTTGCTTGTTCAGCAAATTTTCTTACTGTAGGTAAAACAATATTTGTTGCATCTCTTAAAGCCTCAGCATCTTTAACTGTTCTAAGTCTTCTACCTGCATCTAAGCCTGCTGGGTTGATTACTTGTAAAGGATCACCAAATGGAGATATACCTCCAAACTGATCCATTCCTGGTGGTAATGGAGTTCCTCCAGCTGTCATAGGTTCTCCTGTAGCAGTGTTATAACCAATTAATCCTGCAGGTCCTGCAATAGCTGGTCTACCTGCAACTCTGCCACCTGACCCTTGAGGTACTCCTAAATTTCCTGATAATACTGATGCTCCACCAACACCTAATCCTGTTAAAGCAGGAAGTTTTAAAAGAGCTTGAGCTGAGAGATTACCTCCAGCTGCAGCTTGTAATAATGCCTTTCCTCCAACACCTGTGACTCCACCTGGTAATAAAGCTCCTAATAATTTACCTCCAGCAAAACGTCCTAATCCTCCAGCACCTGATGCAGTTAAAGCTCCTGTACCAGCTCCTAGTAATGCAGATCCTAAATTACCTCCACTACGTCTAAATCCTTGAATGCCTCCAACTACTGCACCGCCTGTTGCTAAAAGAGGTAATAACGCTACCATTTCTCCATTCAGTAATACTTGTTATAAATATTTTAGATTAACTATTCTTTGCCTTAACTATCTTGTA